CGGCCAGGAAGAGCGGACCTACCGCAAGGACCAGGACCCCTACGGCAAGGGGTTCCTGATGGACGTCTCCCGGCAGTTCCTGTTCCAGGACGTCGAGGCATCCCACCGCCTGTCGCAGCACATGCGCGAGGAGCGCGTCGAGCGGGCCGAGTACCTCCAGCGCGCGGTCGGCACGGGCGCGTTCGCGGGCCTGACCGTCCCGCAGTACCTCACCGACCTGTACGCCCCGGCCACGGCCGCGCTGCGCCCGTTCGCGGACATCTGCAACCGGCACCCGCTGCCGGAGTCCGGGATGTCCGTGAACATCTCCCGCATCACCACCGCCTCCAGCGCCGCGCTTCAGGCGTCGGAGAACTCGGCGGTGTCCGAGACGAACATGGACGACACCCTGCTCACGGTGAACGTCCAGACGGCGGCCGGCCAGCAGACGGTGTCCCGTCAGGCGATCGACCGGGGCACGGGCATCGAGGACGTCACGATGCAGGACCTGTTCAACCGGGTCGCCACCACGATCGACTCGACGCTGCTGAACCAGGCCACCAACGGCCTGACCAACGTCGCCACGGCGAACGCCTACACGGACGCGACACCGACGGGCGGGGAGCTGTACCCGAAGATCCTCGGTGCGACCGCCGGGGTGGAGGCGGCGCTCCTGGCGATGGGCCGCCCCACCCACGCGGTGATGCACTCGCGGCGCTGGTACTGGCTGTCCAGCCAGATGTCCTCGACGTGGCCGATGATCAACTGGTCCGGTGTGCCGGTCCAGGCGGCGGGCACGGCGGACTCCTCCAGCATGTACGGCTCCGGGCCGCGCGGCGTCCTGCCCTGCGGGCTGGAGGTCATCGTCGACAACAACATCGCGACGAACCTCGGAGCGGGCACGAACGAGGACGAGATCTACGTGGTGCCGGCTTCGGAGTGCCACCTGTGGGAGGACCCGAACGCGCCGCTGTTCATCCGTGCCGAGCAGCCGGCGGCCGCGTCGCTGGGCGTGCTGCTGGTGGCCTACTCGTACTTCGCGTACACCTTCGGCCGCTACGCCAACGGCGTGCAGAAGGTCGGCGGCACGGGCCTGATCACCCCGTCGTTCTGACCCTTCCCTACCGCGCGGCCCGGTCGACTCCCCGGGCCGCGCGGTCCACCACGCCACAGACGGGAGGCCCGCACGATGCCGACCATCACGGCGCTCGGCGGCGAGCGGTATCCGAACAGCGCACGCCTGTCGGTCGCACAGACCGGTGACGGCGCGTCGACGAACGTCATCGACCGCGGCGCTGCGACCGAACGCCCGGCGCTGCTCACGATCGTCACCACCGTCGGCGCGACGCCGACCTGCACCTACGCGATCGAGGGGAGCGCTGACGGGACGTCCTGGTTCGCCGTCTCCTACGCAGAGACCGCGACCCCCGACACGGGCAGCGTGGCCACGTTCGCCATCACCACGGCGACCACGACCCGCATGATCCTGCGAGCCCATCAGCCGTGGCGGTTCCTGCGGCTGACGTACTCCGCGAACACCAACGTCACGAACACCGCAGACGTCCACATCTTCTGAGAAAGGGCCAGCCTCATGGCACGCGACGAGAACATGATTGCCGCGCTCAAGCGGGAGCGCGCGGTCTACGTGAGCCGCGGCGACGACGACCGGGTGCGCCAGGTCGACGAGCAGCTGGAGCACCACGGCTACAAGCCGGAGCACGGGGAGAGCGACGGCCCGCAGGGGCGGACCGCGCCGCCGCAGCAGACCGCCGACGCGGGCAAGCCTGCGGCGAAGAAGACCGTGGCAAAGAAGCCGGCCCCGGCGCCGGGCGACTGAGTGCGCCGTGGCGAACGAGTACGGCGACCTGCCTACGCTGCGGCGGCGAGCGGGACTGGCGGCCGACGACACCACCCAGGATGCGGACCTGGAGAGTGCCCGGGCCGCCGCGTCCGGCAGCATCAACCTGACGTGCGGGCGCAGGTTCTGGCTGGACGCCGCCCCGGTCGCACGCATCTACCGGCCGCGCGGACGCGTGGTGTGCGACGCCGACGGCGAGACCCTGCTGGTCGACGACATCGGCAGCGTCGCCGGGCTGGTCGTAGAGACCGGCCCGGCCGCCGGACCGTGGACCGCGGTCACCGGGTACGAGACGACGCCGGACAACGCGCTCGCCGACGGCCGCCCGGTCACCGGGCTGCTCCTGCCGAACAGCACCTGGTCGCGCGGGAGCACGACGCGCGTGCGGGTCACCACCCGCTTCGGCTGGCCGGCGGTCCCGCCCGACATCACCGAGGCGACCTACATCCAGGCCACTCGCCTGCACAAGCGGCGGAACAGCCCGGAGGGGATTCTCGGCTCGGCGGAGTGGGGCGTCGTGCGGCTGTCGCGCCGGGACCCCGACGTGTGGGCGCTGATCGAGCCCTACATCCTGCCCGGCTTCGGATAGGAGGGAGGCGACGTGCAGATCTCCCCGATCCGCAACGCCATCGCCGACGCCGCCCGCGCCGTGACCCTGCCCGCAGGCACCGGCAAGCTGACGGCCACGGGCTACGTGCCCGACTCGATCGCCGCGCCCGCGTTCTTCGTAGGCGAGGTCGAGGTCAACTACGACAAGGCGATGGGCCGCAAGCTCGACGAGCTGCTGTTCACCTGCCGCATCATGGTCGGCCGGGCGGACGACCGCACCTCCCAGCTCATCCTCGACGGGCTGCTGTCCGGCAGCGGCCCGGCCTCGCTGAAGCAGGCGATCGAGGTGGCGCGCGGGGCGCCCGGAGAGATGGCCCTGGGCGGCCTGGCCGACGACCTGCACCTGCAACGCGTGCAGGGCTACCGCTGGTACGAGCACGAGGGCACCACCTACGTCGGCGCCGAACTGGTCATCAAGGTCATCGGACCGGGAGACATCTGATGAGGATCCGCATCACCCAGCAGCAGCCCGACGGCGCCATGCTCAACGGGGTGCCGTGGCCCGACAAGGGCGAGGAGATCGACCTGCCCACCACGCAGGCCGCGCACCTGGTGGCGTCCGGCGTCGCCGAGGAAGTCACCGAGGCGGAGCCGAAGCCGAAGCGCCGCGGCCGGGCGCGAGACGAGGGGGAGGGGTGACGTGCCGAAGACCGTACTGACCAACGTCCGATGCTTCGCGGTCGGCGCCGACCTCACCGGCAACAGCAACAAGATCGAACTGTCCGCTGAGGTCGAGGAGAAGAACGCCACGAACTACGCCTCGCAGGGGTGGGGCGAAGTACTGGGCGGGCTCGCCTCGTCGGAGCTGTCCGGTGAGGGGCAGTGGGAGGCGGGCGATCCGTCCAAGGTCGACGACGCCTCGTGGTCCCAGCTCGGTGGCGTCGGCCCATGGTCGGTCAGCGCGAACAACGCGGCGGCCGTGGGGGATCTGGCCTACCTCGTCAACGCCATGCGCTCCGCGTACAAGTTGGGCGAGGCGGTCGGTGAGATCGCCCCGTGGACCGGCACCGCGAAGGGCAGTTGGCCGGTGGCGCGCGGGCAGTTCGCGCACCCGCCCGGCACCGCCCGCACCGCGACCGGCACGGGCACCGGCCTGAACCTTGGGGCGGTCGCCGCCGGCCGACGGCTGTACGCCACGCTGCACGTGCTGTCGGTGGCGGGCACCACGCCCTCGATCACCGCGCGCGTCGAGTCCAGCGTGGACAACACCTTCGGCGCGCCGACGACGCGGCTCACGTTCTCCGCGGCGAGCGCGATCGGCGGGCAGGTCCTGCGCACCGACGGCACGGCCATCACGGACACGTGGTGGCGCATGGCGTGGACGATCTCCGGCACCACGCCGAGCTTCCTGTTCACTGGCGGACTCGGCATCCAGTAGCCCCCGCTCACCACCTGGCCCGCGAGCGGGCCCTTCGTCATGCCCTGAAAGGAGGGCCCGTCGTGCCCAAGATGGTTCTCACCGCGGAGTACCTGTCCATCAACGCCAACGTCCTCAGCGAGTACACCCGCAAGTGCGAGCTGACGGTCGAGGTCGAGGAGAAGGACGTCACGAACTACGCCAGTGCCGGGTGGAAGGAAGTCCTCGGCGGCATCAAGTCCGCAGGCCTGGCGGTGGAGTTCCTCCAGGACTTCGCCGCGACGGAACTCGACTCGATCATGTGGCCGCTCCTCGGGACGGTCGTACCGTTCGAGGTGCGTGCCGACCAGGCCGCGGTCGGCACGTCTAACCCGAAGTACACCGGCAACGTCCTGATCAACGGCTGGTCGCCGCTGACGGGGTCGGTCGGTGACGAGGCCACCGTCAGCCAGGACTTCCCGGCCAGCGGTGCGGTGACGCGGGCGACCTCCTGATGGCCGGGTCCCGTTCGTCGTCGAGCGCCTCGCTCAACTTGCAGCTCACCCCGCAGAACCTGCGGAACATCTCCCGCGCGCTGCGCGCCGAGGAGGACGGCAAGGAGCTGCGGAAGGGGCTGACCCGCAACATGCGCGAGGCGCTCAAGCCCGGCGCGGTGCAGGCCAAGAGCAACATCATGTCGATGGGGTCCGCGACCCCGCACGGCGGCCCGGCGCTGAAGTCGTCGATCGCCCGGAAGATTCGGCCCGAGGTCCGGATCTCGGGGAAGTTCCCCGGCGCGAAGATCAAGGCGTTCAAGACGCCCAATCTCAGGGGCTTCGCCAACGCGGCCAAGCGCACCAACAGGGCCAGTGGCTGGCGGCACCCGGTCTACGGCAACCGCGAGAAGTGGGTCCAGCAGACCGGCAAGGTCAAGTGGTTCGACCGCGCCTTCGAGGGCCAGCGCAACACCTACGAGCACGCCGTGAAGACGGCGCTCGCCGACATGGTCAACCGGATCGCATCCCGGTCCAACAGCACATCCTGAGAAGGCGGTCACCTTGAAGGTCACGTACAGCCCCGAAGACGGCGACGAGCAGGTCTTCGACTACAACCCGAACAAGCTCATGTCCGCCGAGCGGGAGGCGCTGGAGTCGCGCACCGGCAAACCCTTCAGCGACTTCGCCATGGGCGTGCTGAAGGGGGACGCCCTGTGCCGGCGGGCGCTGCTGCACGTCCTGCTCAAGCGGCAGCACCCGACGCTGCGCTTCGACGACGTCGACTTCTGCTGGGACGAGCTCACGGTCGAGATGACCAAGGGCGAGATCGATCTGGCCGTGGCCCGCCTGCGGGAGAAGGGCGGCAGCGAGCAGATGATCGAGGGCATGCTCGCCCAACGCGAGACCGCGCCGGAGGACGAGGGAAAAGCCCGGCTGCCCTTCGCCGTCTGAGGAACCTCGGCAACGCCGCCCACGTGATGCACATGACCCCCCGCGACTGGGACCTGCTGACGGTCGAGGAGGAAGACCACCTCCTCGACTGGCTGGAGGAGTACACCGCGCAGATGAAAGAGGCCGCCGACAGGGCCAAGGCCCGGCGGTAGAGAGGGGGCACGGTGTCGGACACCAGTCTCGTCTTCGCCCTGTCCGCCCGGAACGACACCAGCGAGGGCATGCGCGATGCGCGGGAGACCGTGCAGGACGAATCGGAGGCGATGGCCACCGACGTCGAGCAGAGCGGCGCCGCCGGTGGCGCGGGGTTCGGCGAGACCCTGAAGGCCGGCGTCGCCACCGCGATGGTCGCGGTCGGGGCGATCGTCGCGGCGGGGTTCGCCGAGGCCCTCGACCAGTCCCGCCTGTCGAGCAAGCTCGCCGCGCAGTTGGACCTGAGCAAGGGCGAGGCGGAGCGCGTCGGCGGCGTGGTCGGCGATCTGTTCGCCGAAGGGTTCGGCGACAGCTTCGAGACGGTGAACACTGCGGCGGGCGCGGTGATGACGTCGATCGAGGGCATGGCCGACGCCTCCGCCGGGGAGCTGAAGGACGCCACCGCTCAGGCGCTGAACTTCGCCGAGGCGTTCGACATCGACGTGGCGCGCGCCGCGCAGAGCGCGGGCACAGCGATCCAGGCTGGCCTGGCCAAGGACGGCGCCGAGGCGTTCGACCTGTTCACGAAGGCGGCGTCGAAGGTGCCGGCCGCGCTGCGCGAGGATCTCCTCGACGCGTCCGATGAGTACGGCCAGTTCTTCAGCACGCTCGGCTTCGACGGGCAGGAGGCGTTCTCGGTCCTGGTCGACGCCAGCAAGAAGGGCGCGTTCGGTATCGACAAGGCCGGTGACGCGATCAAGGAATTCACGATCCTGTCCACCGACATGTCGACCTCCAGCCAGGCCGCCTACGAGGCGATCGGCCTGGACGCGCACGACATGGCCAACAAGATTCTCGCGGGCGGCGAGTCCGCGAAGGGCGCCACGCAGAAGATCATCGACGGTCTGCTGGACATCCCCGACCCGGCCGACCAGGCCTCGGCGGCGATCGCCCTGTTCGGCACACCGCTGGAGGACCTGAACGTCAAGGACATCCCCGATTTCCTGGAGTCCCTCAAGGGCGCGTCCGGTTCGATGGACGACTTCGAGGGCGCGGCCAAGCGGGCGGGTGACACGCTGCGGGACAACGCGGGCACGAAGGTCGAGGCGTTCCGCCGGTCCGTCCAGCAGCACCTCGTGGACTTCCTCGGCGGCACGGCGATCCCCGCGGTCTCCGACTTCAAGGCCCGCTTCCAGGAGGTGTTCGGCAGCATCTGGGAGGAGGCCGGGGCGGGCGGCACCGAGGGCGTCGACCGGATCGTGAACTTCTTCCAGATCCTCGGCCAGCGTCTGGTCGAGAAGATCGTGGAGTTCGCGCCGAAGGCGGTCGACGCGCTGATCGGGTTCGGGCAGACCATCGCCGACTACGTGACCGCGAATCCGGAGCAGGTCTTCAAGATCGCGGTGATCGCGGGCGCGCTGGTGATGGCGATCGTCGCGCTGCCCATGCTGGTGGCCGGAGCACTCAGCGCGGCCGCCTACCTGATCATCGCGGGGTTCGTCTCGCGGCTCGGCACCGTCCTGAACGAGAAGCTGCCCGAGTGGTGGCAGGCGTTCACCGGCTGGGTCAGCACCAAGGCTAGCGAGACTGGCCAGGTCTTCAGCGTGGTCGGCTCCGCCATCGGCACCTGGTTCTCCGGCCTGTGGAGCCGCTACGTATCCGGCCCCGTCAGTCGGCAGTGGGACGCCTGGACCGGCACCGTGCAGGCCCTGCCCGGCCGCACGGTCACCGCGCTGTCCAGTCTCGGCAGCCGGCTCGCGGGCGCGGCCAGCAGCGGGTGGCAGCGCTTCAAGGACGCGGCCGTGACCAAGGCCGCTGACTTCATGGTGTGGGTGGCCCGGATTCCCGGCCGTATCGCCTCCGGTATCGGCTCGCTGCGCAGGCTGCTGTATGACAAGGGCCGCGACGTGGTGACCGGGTTGTGGAACGGGATCTCCTCGCTCGGCGGCTGGCTGTGGGACAGGGTCAGCTCGTTCGTCTCGAAGAACGTCGTCGAGTCGGCGAAGTCGTTCCTGCACATCGGCTCGCCGTCGAAGCTGCTGGCCGACGAGATCGGGCACTGGCTTCCGCCGGGTATCGCGGCGGGCGCCGAGGGCAACCGCGGCGTCCTCGACGACACGATGCGCGGACTCGTCGACCCGCAGCTGGCCGCGCCCGCCGCCCCGCTCGGCACGGGCCTCGCGCCCATGGCCGGGGCCGCCGCCGGCGCGGGCGGACGCTGGACTCTGGTGCTCCGCCTGGAGGGACCTGAGTCCGTGAAGCGGCTGATCCGGGAGATCGTCGCGATCGACGGGGGCGGCGACGTGCAGGCCACATTCGGCAGCTGAGAGGAGGGGACCGGTGGCATTCCCGCAGACGCCGCTCATCGTCACCATCGCGCTGTTCCTCGGGGGGGCCTGGGTCGACATCACCGCCGACGTCTACAACCGCGACCAGATCGCCATCACCTGGGGACGCCAGGACTGGGCAGCGACGGCCGACACCACGAAGTGCCCGCTCACCCTGAACAACCGGCTCGGTAAGTACTCCAGGCGCAAGCCTGACGGCCCGTACTACGGGATGCTCGGGCTCAACACCCCGGTGCGCCTGGACTTCACCTCCCCGACGGGCGTGCTGTGGGAGCGGTTCGAGGGGCACATCTCCAGCTGGCCCACCCGCTGGGACGCCTCCGGCAAGGACGTCTACACCACCGTCCAGGCCAACGGGATCCGGCGCCGCCTGGCGCAGGG